TCAGCAACAACTGCTATGCACTGAGCGATGGGTATCACTACGGTGACGACAAGTTCTATCCGTATCATATTACCGAGACCGAATATGTGAACGGTAATTGGAAAGTTACTCCTCGTTTAGATCACCTTGGATCAATGCGTAGATATGCACCGATTGTATGGAGCCGAAACCAATTCGGTATCGAAAAGGTCGAGATCAGAAACGTGACAGGTAACGACAGCGGATACTCTATCCAACGCTATGACTTCATAGATAGGCATCTGCCACAGGGTATGAGTTTCATACGTGGTAACAACGCACGTCAATACATCTCTCTGGGTGGTATACATAATGGCGACAAGCATTTCTTGGCTAAGGGCAAGACAGTACCACGCAAAGTATGGGAAGCTACCAAGGACAGTAAGAACAGATGGGATACGTGGAAACAGGTGCGCAACGACAACGCTACACTTGTATTCACACGTGACAGTCGTGACCACGGTAATTGGCAGCGTGACTGGTCAACAGGTGCGAAGGAACCGTCTAACCCCAAGGTCAACAAGGAGTTGAAGGCTAAGTTCAAAGACGCAATGGACAAGTTGTTTGAGTGGGGTATGACTATGTCACCGCTCTTGCCACTAGAAGATAACGATTATCGGTATGAGAAGATGCGAGAGATCGCAGAGTACTTCCATCCGAACGTGCGGTACGAGGCTTGGAAACCTGAGTTCACACATCAGATACTACGTGACGAGAACCACCCGATGCGACTAAACTATTGGGTAATGTTCGCAGCCGAATGCACCGATGGGTGGGGTTGGAACCCAAAGCACTTGGTAAAACATGTTGAGACAAAAGATGATCTGCGAAGAATACGTGCGAGATACAATTCGTACATGAACAACAACGCAGGCTTTATGACAAAAAAGTAGTGAATCACTACACAAATGGAGAACAGTAATGAATATTGTATTAGAACAAGTGAGCAAAATCGAAGCGTCTACAGAAACCTGCTCAAAACCGATTGGGCTAGACGACTTCCAGTATGAGGTCGGCAAGAAGCTGAAGGGTATCAAGTTCAAGGAACGCAATCAGAATACTTTGTGGGCGTATCGTGAGGGCGAAAGCTATGCGATGGGTTACATTGGCTTTGGTGACTTCCGTGCGGGTGGTGATGGAGAACATCTTTACACAGTGTGGTCGCCGAACATAATCAACAACAGGTATGGACATGGGTCACAGATGCACATGGCACAGGCCAAGCAACTGAAGAAAGGTGTGTCAAACGCACTGAAGTATCTGCGCCCACTGAGTGTCAAACAGGTGGCTAGTATATCGACTAAGAGTTGCAGACACAAAGTATCTGAGGTCATAGGTGAGGCGAGAACACAATTCACCCACGCCGCTGCACACATTACACACAACTTTCTCATCCTTGATCCACGTCGAGGCGATGAGAATGCGCTACAGCAAGAACTGCAACACCTAGTGGAGATAGGCCATGAGTTCTTAGACAAAGAACTTGGTGATAAGCTGCATACTTTATTCAACAACCTGAAAGAGTATGTTCTGTCGCACGAAAACAACAGCAACGTGTTCACGTTTGTCGAGGCTACCAAGACAATCACAGGTCGGCAGGTGTTCCGTGTTGCTACGAATGTAGATACGAGTTTCACATATGGCTTTGATGTACCACAGGAAAACATCTCTGTGTATTCACAGGAAGAACTGCCCGAAGAGCTGGCAGGTAAGCTGTCTGTACTTTCGATGATTGATCCTGACAACTACGTCGAAGGCGTTGGCTACCGCGCAGCGGCTAATGTATTTTATCTGCGATAAAAAGGTTGACACCACGTGAGTGTAGGTGATAACAAGATATACCGCGTTATGATACATCCTACTAAAAAAGATGTAGATATATTATGTTTTGGTCTCGAAGCTGTTGACGCGACAGCTTTGGGTCACTACATGAATATGACTGATACACCTACGTGGATACAAGAGAGGATCGCTGTGCTAATGATGACTAACGATACACCACCGACAGAACCAGTCGAAGGCGTTGGTCATCGTATAGATGCGAATACCTTTTGGGTATACCACGATTAGGGTAGTGAATCACTACAGTGGGGCGGTACGCCGCCTCATTGATACCAGTTACAATGGAGAATAAGAATGGGTTATACTGAAGAAGGTATAGGTTATCAAAGCAGGGACACCAGTCTCGCTGCTGCCGAAGAAAACATAGATAAAAAAGTTAGTCTGCGTGAACAAGTTTATAAACTTTTATTACAATCAGCCGTACCTCTCAGTGCGGATCAGATAGCAGAGCAATTGGGTAGGTCGTTCATTAGTGTTCGCCCCCGCGTGACTGAATTGTCAAATGCTTTGCGTGTAGAGGACAGCGGTAAGCGCGGCAAAACTCAGTGGGGTAAGTCGTGCATACTCTGGCAAGTGCGGGGTAAAAATGACGCCAGAAGCTAAAGTAAAAAAGAAAGTGGTTGCCGTGCTAAAGCAGCATGACGCTTATTTCTTTTATCCAGTGACAGGTGGGTATGGGCGCAGTGGTGTGCCTGATATAATCGCGTGTCACGATGGGCGTTTCATCGGCATCGAATGCAAAGCAGGAACTAACAAACCTACGCCACTACAAGAAAAGAACTTGTCAGATATTCAAGCAGCAGGTGGCGTTGCACTTGTTATCAATGAAGATAATATAGATTTGGTGAAAGCGTTGTTCGATGGAGAATAATATACCAGAAGAACTAGCCCTGTTTCTAAATGAGATGGGGCTAGTTGAAGAACGTGAAGAACACATCGCCACACGAGAAGAATATGCCGTGTGGTTGCCAACATATGAAGGAGAGGAGCCACCGTTCTGATGGACAAAGAAGAGGCAATGGGTATGCAGATGCGCGCACTTGCAAAGTTCGACAAGATGAAGCGACCAGAGCTAAAGAACTTGGCATACAACGAGCAAGCCGCGATCAACGCCGCAAAAGGTGGGCGACCACAATACGGTGAGACCTACGAAGAATATAAAAAGCGTAAAGGTTTAAAATGATCGTGTGGGCGGCTGTGCTTGTGATCGGGTTATAGCGGGTCTGATACAACCAACAAAAACTGTCGTGATGTTTCAGAAACCGCCCACGGCGATACAATATAAAAACAGATTGTGGAGAGCAACCGAGAATGGAATTTTTTACAGTTTTTTACTTAGAATATGCAATCAAAGGTAGGGAGATACAAACCTACATAACGTTGCCCAGTTCCGAAGCGTGTCAGATATTTATCCGCGATAACGAGGACATGGAAAAGTACATGTTTGCAGATGGTGACGTTAATATGTGGTGCCTAGATACAGGTGTCATGTCCGAATCAATCAGACCTAAACTTAGACCAGAGGGAGAACAATGGGAGACGAGCAGCTAAATCCGCAGCAGAGAGCGTACTTGCGCTTTCTAAGAAATGAGGTGGACAAGTACGAGCGTGAAGCAAACCGTACCGACTACCACCCGAACGTGCAGCAAGATTTATTCAGGGCGAGAAAAGAACTAAAAGAATATCGCCTAAAACTACAGCGCAATGGAGTAAAGATATGAGTGAGAAAGAACAGCGGGTATGGCAGTATCTGTTAGCCAACCGTGGGCATACGTATTCGAAAGTAGCCCAAGCCTGTGATGTAGAAGAAGAATTTGTCAAACGTATGATAGACCGTATCGGGTCAGAAAACTGGCGCGAAGAAGTCGGAAACCCACACGTGGTGGATAGAGCAGCGGTACTAGACACAGCTAAAGAATACGTCACAAAAGATCGTGCAGCAGACCACGGCGACATGGAAGATAATTTTCTTACTATCGCAGCGTATTGGAACACGCACCTTGGGATCGACTTCATTGAACCACAAGATGTTGCTGTGATGATGACCCTGCTGAAGATTGCGCGGATCAGACAGAACGAGAAGCACCTTGATAACTGGATAGATGGCTGTGGGTACATGGCTTGCGGCGGCGAGATCGTGAGTAAGTAATGGACGTATATACGCTAGACTTTGAAACCTACTACGCCCAAGATTATTCGTTGTCCAAGATGACAACCGAGGAGTATGTGCGCGACAAACGGTTCGAGGTTATCGGGCTTGCGATCAAGAAAAACGATAAGGCTACGAAGTATGTAAGCGATGCAGAGTTAATCAAACGTCTACTCACACACATAGACTTCTCTGACTGCGCTATACTCTGCCACAATACGATGTTCGACGGTGCCATACTTAACTGGCACTACGGCATCAATCCGAAGGTGTGGTTCGATACGATGTGTATGTCACGCGCCCTGCACGGTGTGGAGACAAGTGCATCACTGAAAGCTGTGGCTGAGAGGTACGGTGTAGGTGTCAAAGGCAACGAAGTACACAACGCCAAGGGTAAACGCCGAGCCGACTTCACCGACGAGGAGACTGCACGGTACGGCGAGTATGCCAAGAACGATGTAGATTTAACCTACAAGCTGTTTCGGATCATGGGGTCTAGGTTCCCACGGAGCGAGTTGAAGTTAATCGACTTAACACTGCGGATGTTTATTGAGCCGACACTAGAGTTAGACCTTGGACTACTAGAGCAGCACCTTGAAGATACCAAGGAGCGCAAGGACAAGTTGTTGCGTGATGCCAATGTCACCGACAAGAAAGACCTGATGTCTAATCAGAAGTTCGCTGACATGCTAAGAGCCTTGGGTGTCGAGCCGCCGATGAAGATAAGCATGACAACAGGCAAAGAGACTTACGCATTTGCGAAGTCCGACGAAGATTTCAAAGCACTACAAGAACATGACGACGACAGAGTTCAGTCGTTGATCGCTGCACGTTTGGGTAACAAAAGTACCCTTGAGGAAACACGTACAGAGAGGTTCATAGATATTGCTAAACGCGGTACACTTCCTGTACCTGTTAGATACTACGCCGCGCACACTGGTCGATGGGGTGGGGCTGACAAGATTAACTTGCAGAACCTGCCAAGCCGAGGGCCGAACGGCAAAAAGCTAAAACGTGCGATCATTGCACCCGAAGGTCATACGATTGTCGAGGCTGACAGTTCACAGATCGAAGCGCGTGTACTTGCATGGTTTGCGGGACAAGATGATCTGACCGCTGCGTTTGCCAACGGCGAGGATGTGTACGTCAAGATGGCTGCACGTATATACGGCTGCGATGAAGAGGACGTAACAAAAGACCAACGCTTTGTTGGTAAGACCACGATCCTTGGCGCAGGGTACGGCATGGGTGCCGAGAAGTTTGGTATACAGTTAAAGACATTTGGGTTTGAAGTACCGCCTCACGAAGCGCGGCGTATCATACAGATTTATCGGGATGCCAACTGGAAGATCAGTAAAGTATGGCGTGATGCGAACTTCATGGTGCAGCAGCTATCGAACAACAGAGCGGCAGCCTTTGGTCGTAAAGATATCATCACAGTAGATGCGCAGAACCAAGGGCTGATACTGCCGAATGGACTGAGCATCTTGTACGAGAACTTGTACGCGGAGCAGAACGAACAGGGTCTGGAGTACAGCTATAAAACACGCAGAGGTCGTACCAGAATATATGGCGGCAAGGTAATAGAAAACG